CATATATGTCATAACCGCGTCCCTATATCGCTTTAATGATTTGGGTGTTACTGTACCATTTGCGAATCCTTTCGGTTTTCGTGGCGGGATAGTTTGACTATACGGTTTAACTTCAATGAAAAATGTTCTTTCATTTTTAAACTTTATAACCAAATCTATATAATATCTGTGTGGGCGGTTATCGGTAGGCTTAATATATGTGATCGGAAACGGCTCAACTGACCAACTCACAATATTTGGGTTACAATCGGCATATTTAAACGATTTTAATTCAAGTCCAGACTTGTATTCGACTGCTAAATTCAGACCATTACTATCGGATATATCCTTAAAAGACTTCATATAATTGTCGGATGGTTTAATAAATTTTTCTGGAAATTTAAGAACGTACCATCCTTTACGTGGTGATTTTCTATGTTGCATTAGTCAAAACTCCCCCATACAGATTTTTCATCATCGTCAACTAAAATAGCGGATTCTACTTGATCTTTATCGCTTTTTGTGTCTGGTATAACTCGGTCAACTTCTGCATAATCCTGTAATTTATTTACTTCATTATCTTGATTTTCTTTTTCATCATTTAGTTGATCAAAGAAATTATCTAGTGTATCATATGACACATCATCGATTTCTGTGTTATCGTCTTCATTTTCATCGATTTCGGGATCACCAAATTCGGTGCTAAAATCATAGTCTGGAACTTCAGGTGCGGTAATGTCCAATGCTGAAACTTCATTCACGATTTTAGCCGCGTATGGTTTACAAGTTAATTTATATACACTTTTAGCATTTTCATACGTGAAAAGATTATTAACACCTTGAACAACTGCGTCGGCATCACTAATTTCCATAATTTTATTATTGGGAAATACTATTAATTGTGATTGTAATTTTCTAAAATCTACTTTACCATCTAATAAAAAAGCATCAAATTTCATTAGACTTTCGCGACTAACAAATAAAACAACGTTATCTAATCCCATCATACCAAAAGGTGAAAAAGAATACCCGTCGGTACTAAAATCCTCACTTTGTTCAGGCATTGCGTATAGATTAAATACGTCGGTGTTATTAGTTTTGAAATGAGAAAAATCACCAAAAACATTATTATCACTATTGATTTTTTCTGTTAATAGTATCTTTATTTCTACACCGTAAAGATTGATCATTTCCGCAACCAACGAGTCGTTTATATTGTATTCAGCTTGACCACTAAAGTTTAAATTTAAATTCATTGTGTTTTTCCCTTATTTATTATATTTATCATTTCGTATAAATAAAGTATAATCGAATTCGGAGCAAACAAGTATGATGAACTTAATGGAATCAGTTAAAGGTTTCTTGAATCGTGGCGATAACGAAGATGTCACCTCAAAAATAGACCCTGATAATGTAATAAACGATCTTACAAATGACCAAACGCAATATGTTGGTTCATTTTTTGACGATAACGAAAGTCTATTAACATATAGCGATCGCGAAACATTACTAAAATCTCAAAGTAATAAAATTGAAAGATACAGAAAATTGGCAATGGAGCCAGATGTATCCGACGCGATTGATAGTATCGTAAATGAAATTATTTTCTCTATAGATGATAAACAACCTATTCAGATGACAATAAACGAAGAAAATGATGCATTAAAAACAGCATTAGATAAATCATTTTCAAAAATTACTAAATTGATGAATGTTCGTAGAAATATTTACAGTATAGTCAAAAGTGGTTATGTTGACGGTCAATTAGTATTTCATACACCTTACCATAAAAATTTAAAAAAGGGTATTCATTCTATCTCTTTAATCGATCCATGTTTATTCATGTACGACGGTGAAGACCAGAAATTTAAATATTCTGAATCTAAAGACTATGAAAAAACTACATTTAATAAAGCAAAAGTAGAAAATGCTGAAAAATACGTTTATGACTTTGAAGAAATTGTACGCGAAGATTTCGGATTATACAACAACAATATGGTTTTGGGTTATTTAGAATACGCGATTAAATCCGCTAATGTACTTCAAACGCTAGAAGATTTATTAGTACCTATGCGATTTTCTCGAAGTGTATCCCGTCGTGTATTTAATGTTGATATCGGTGACGTAGCATCTAAACGTGGTGCTGAAGTTATGAAAGAATACCAAAATAAATTTAAATATAAAAAAGCTTATAATAATGATACTGGTGAAATTTCAAATCAACAACACATTACAAGTATGGTAGAAGATTATTGGTTTGCTAATAGATCGGGCGGTAAAGGTACAACTGTAGATACTTTAGACGAAACTGGTAATTTAGGCGAGTTAGACGATATCATTTATTACTCTAAAAAATTGTATAGAGCTATGAAATTGCCGTCATCACGTTCACCATATTCGGACGAAATTTCACAATTTGACTATGATGCATCACAAACAACTCAAGAAGATGTTGAGTTTTACATGTTAGTTTCTAGATTACGTATAGTATACACTAGTGCGATTAAAGAGATACTAAAACGTGAAGTTATTTCTACGGGAATTATGAGTGAAGAAGAATGGGACGAAAAAGAAGAATTAATCGAAATACGTTTTGCTAACGAGAACGCATTTATCGAAAATATGAAAACTAACCAATTTATGGCTAAGTTAGACGTATTTAGTACCGTTCAAGAATATCAAGGTAAATTATTTTCAGTTCGTCGTATATTAAAAGATGTGTTTAGATTTACTGATAAAGAAATCGAAGATGAATTTAAAGAAATTGCTAAAGAGGAAAAAGATCCGCTATTTGCAAACTTCTATAAAGAAGATGAAGACGAATTTTAATCGTATAAATAATATAAATATAACAAACAAAATAGGGGTTAAATAATGGCTACTTTAGACGGTTACACACCATATCCAGTAACGCTAACAGCGGAAGAAACTGTATATGCAATTAAGCGGGCGTTCAATTTAGACGAGGAATTAAAAGGTTATATCAAGCGTACTATAGCAGATATTTTACCATCATTTCCGATGACGGGTGATTTTTACAGTGATAACGATCGTTCTTACATTGCACACGTTGAAGGTGCAAATACAATTTGGATTGAAATCTAAGGAATAACTATGGCTAGTATGATTGATAAATTCTCACCTATGCGTGGAGAATTCAAATTAGAAGTTATTGATGCTAAAACTATGAAAGTAATTGATGTCGAAGAAGACAAGAATATGATCATGACGGGCGCAAGAACAACAATGAGCAAATTATTTGCGGGTATTGCAGGTGCAAGTTTGCCTAACAAATTGGTTATTGGTACTGAAGGTAATGTTGAGGGATCAATTTTAACACCTAAAGATTCAACTGAAGGGTTTATAAAAACACGTAACACGTTATTTAGTTTATTAACTAAAAGCACAAAATCGGGCGAAATCGAAGACTTAATTCGTAATAATATTATTTATTATGAAGGTGTGAATGATTCATTTACAGGTCTATACCGTTATGTTGGGAATACAATCATCAATCTATCTATGAATGATGTTGTTATTGAAAGTGCAGACTTTGAACCTATGGACGATTTACCTGAAACATTCAGCACTTCTTTCACACTTCCCGGAACTCAGACGCTTTCCGTGGATGGTTCAGAAATTATTGCTGACGATGCTGAAGGTACTAATGGTGCGGTAGTTACTGTTCTTTTAACTGGCACATCCGTTTCATTTCGTTTCGAGATAGGTACAGATTACGCTAATGGTGTGGATAATGCAACCATTTATACTGAAGCGGGTATATTTGCAGGTGATGACCTATTTTGTATGAAAACATTCCCCGCAAAAATTAAAGATAGAACGGTTATTTTCCGTATAAATTGGACAATCGTATTTTAAGGAATATTTATGCTACCAAGTGTTACAGTAAAAGAGATAGACAATTCAGTTGTAAGTATAGCTTATACGGGCGAAACTGGGGCATATGTAGGCTTTTTCGAAAAGGGTGAGGTTGGTGTACCTGTGTTTATATCATCACCCGCTATGTTCAAAACTATATTTGGTCGAGGATATGGTATTTTTGCCAATGACTGGTATCAAGTATACAATTACTTACAATATAGTAGTGGTATTTGGGTTGTTCGTTGTGCAGGTATTGATAGCACAAATTCAACGTATTACAAAGATGGTGGTCGTTTGCCGATCATTTCAAATACTGACGATTTTTATAAGTATTGGGACGATGTACCAACGTACAACGGGATCAATTTCGTCGCTAATTCTAGTGGTGAGAATGGTGATATTATAAAAGTACAAGTTGTTAATAAGTCCGATTACGACGATAATATTGATGTTTTTGGTAACAAATGCCGAGTACTTTTTTCATATTTTCAAACTGGATATGTTGGATTTGTAGTTTTAAGAAATGAAGAAATCCGAGAAGTTGAATATAAAAAATTATCTGTAGTGAATGCCAATACGTCGAATGTAAACACATTACCGTTCAAATCTCAATACGTTTATCCGAAATTTGATAATTTCACTGAAGAGGGTAACGGAATTTACACCCTTTCTGGTGGTGTCACTGATATACCATTAGATACTGATTATCAAAATTGTCATGATCTATTTATTAATAAAGAAACATTAGTTATTGATAATTTTATAGCAAATCAAAATTACCCTAATATGTCTATTAGATTGGCTGAAGATAGACGGGATATGATGGTTTATGTTGGATTACCTATAGGTTTATTTGAATTATTATATTTTGATGAGGGTGAAGCGATCGGTGATTACGCTGTATGGAACACAGAGAGTGACGAAGTTTTAGTACTAAGTGATGCGCCTTCAAGAATGAAATACGATCTAGTAGCCGCTATGGACTTTTTAGATACATTAGTTCCGAGTGAATTTTTAGTTGTGATTAATGATATTAAAGTACAGTATGATTATTTTAGTGGTAAGGAGATACTTTTAAATGTTGCGGGTGATATTGCAGGTTTAAAATCTAAAGCTAGTTTAGAATCTCTTTACATACCAAGTGCAGGTTTAACACGCGGTAAAATATTAAATTATACACGTAGCCACGTATCATGGAAAAAGACAGAACTTGAACTTATGTATGAAAGGGGTTGTAATTTTGTTGATCGCGGCTATATGTCTAGTCAAAGAACTTTTAGTGATATTACGAGTTCATTTTCACGTGTTAATGTTCGTTCATTATTTAATCATATAGAGCGTGAAATTGAAAGTATACAGTTAAGAAATGTGTTTGATTTTATAGATAATACAACAATTACAAAAATAAAAAGTACTTGTATAACTATATTAGAAGAGGCTAAAGCTCAACGTGGGTTAAGTGAGTATGAGGTTGTTGTTAGTACATTAAATACTAATGGTGCAATTGCAGATCCTAATCAGATAAATATAGAAATTAAAATTAGACCGTCATTCGTTACTGAATATGTTACATTGCGCGTATTTAATAACGGTATTACTGACATATCGTAGAGGCATTTATGTTTAAAACTATAAAAAAACTTAATAACAAATTAGCATCAACTAGCATCAAAAAAACCGATGCTATCGCGGTTGGTACAGACAATAATACATCGTCTTTATCTTTTTCTGAATTGGTCGCGTACCTTACAACTTCATTATCATTGGATAGTGTAGCTAATAGTAGTGATGTATATTCTAAATCTGAACTATACACAAAAACCGAGATAGATCAAGCATTAAATGAAAAGTACGATAAAGATGACACATACCCAAAAAATTTGCTATACACTAAAACAGAAAGTGACAAATTATTCAATGGTAAAGCTGACGCTAACAACGTTTACGATAAAAATGATCTTGATGTTAAGTTTGAAAATACTATAGCACCAAGTGCGGTATACGTAAAGGATTTATTATACACTAAAACGGAAATCGGCACTTTACTTGATAAAAAGGCTAACGCGGAAACAACGTATACTGTGAATCAAATAGATACTAAAATTGACAAATTGGCAACTTTAGAAAACACATATACTGTAAATCAAATCGATACTAAATTAAACTCTAAAGCTAACACTGACGCGGTTATGGGTAAAGATGAGACTTATAAAAAGTCTGAACTATATACCAAAGCAGAAATTGATGATCAGAATGAAAGCACATTTAACGCAATCGATGCCAAAGCTAACGAAGTGGATGTGTACAATAAAACTGAAATAGATAATGCTTTACCTGATATGACCAAATAT